AGCACCTGCTTCTTCTGCTGCTTTTATTGCTGCTTCTTTTTCAAATTGTATCAATTCTAGTTTAGTAGAACTATCAACTCTTATTTTATCGATATATGTTTGTTCAAATTGTAATTTAGCATCTAATTTTGCTTGCTCTCTAGCTTTTTCTTCAGCTGCCATTGTCTCTTTCAAAGCTACTTCTTTTGCTGCATATGCAGTTATTATAGTATCTATTGCCATTCCAGCAGCTTGAGCATCTGCAATTGCTTGATTTTTTTCATTTTCTAATTGAAGTAATCTATCACCTGTAAGATTTGCTAAATATGAATAATATGCTGCGTCAATAGTAGTCATTTCAGCTACTCTTGCTTTTTCTGCCGCTTGCATAGCCTGATTGATAGCTTCTTCTTGTGCAGCATATCCAGCTTTCAGTGCAACTGTACTTAGTCCTTGCTTAGTTGCAGCTTCTATAGCCAGTCTAGACTCTGTCTGAATTGCAACTAATTTAGCTTGATTTTGAGCTAATAGTTGAGCATAATATGCATCGCTAGCTGATTTGATTGCTGCTATTCTAGCTTTCTCAGCAGCTGCCATCTCGTCTTTAAGTTTTTTCTCTTGTGCAGCATAGTCATCTAATATTGATTGCTTGTTCGCTCCAGTTGATTCAGCTAGTTTGATAGCATTGTCTCTTTCTGTCTGCAAATCTTTCAATTTCTTCAATTGACTTGCTGCTATTTCTGCATAATAATTTTGATATTCAGCTAATGTAGCCTCAACAGTCTTTCTACTTTCTCTAGATTCATTAGCATATGCCTTTATATTAGCAACTGCACCTTCCATTTCTGTTTTCTGAAGATCTAATATATTCTTCTTCAGCACTTCAATTGCTGCTAGTCTATCGTCCTCTAGCTTACCTTTTGCCCATGGTGTTGCTTGCAATACTTTTATCTGTGCTAATATTTTGTCATACTCAGATTGTTCAGAAGCTAGAATATCTAATACATTTTTTCTAGCGTCGACATAACTCTTTTCTAATGCTTCTTTTGCAGCTGCGACTTTCTTGTCAGCTGCTTCCTGTACAGCAGCGAGTCTTTTAATTTCTGCCTCTGCAGAAGCAGCTCTAGCTGCAGCATACTCAGCATATGCTCTATAACTTCTAGTCTGCTCTACCTGTGCGTCAAGCATTAAATTCATTGTCTCTAAAGTCTTAGCATGACCCTTTTGAACTTCCTCAGAAGCAAGTGCTATACTCAATACTTGAGTCTCAGTCAATCCTAATTCTTCTGCTAATTCTTTTACAATCTTCTCTGTCTTCACAAAAGGAGAATATATCTGTAATCCCGCTGTCTCAATTTTTCTTATACTAGAACCTGCAACTCCAGCGGCAGCTGCAACATTGACGAAGGCTTCTTCTAATTCCTTCATTTGTTTGTCATTTACATTCTTTGCTAATATTGCAGTTGCAGCAACTATCGCTAATATACCAGAAGTGACTAATGCTAGTGATCCACCTGTCATTCCAAGAAGTGCAGCTGATTTATTCAATAAACCAATTGCCTCAACTGTCTTTCCAACTCCAAGAATCATGGGACCAATTGCTGCAGTCAATGCAAGAATAGTGATCACTGTTTCCTTACCACTGTCGCTCATTCTATTGAATGAATCGATACTGCTCTTCAATCCATCAGTTATGTCTTTAACCATGGGTAACAGTGCAGTTCCAAAGCTTACCAATAATTCAGAGACGCTGTCTCCAGTCTCGTCTATTTTCTGGCTCAATGATCCTGCATTTGCAGCAAAGGCACCTTGACTTTCTGAAGTCTTGTCTGTGACCAATCTCAAGATTTCAGTTGCAGTTGCTAATTTAACAGTACCATTCTCTAAGTCAATATTACCACTTATCAACATGGCCTGTTCAACGTCTGCAGCATTGAGAGATATTCCTAAATCCTTCAATCCCTTAGTTTGACCGGTCATTGCTTTAGTGAGCGCATATGAAGCTTCTTCAGCTGTGAAAGTTCCACCACTTGAAGCAGCTAAATCTACTGCTAGTACTGCTAATTGGCCACTCATAGAAGCCGCTTCAGAAGTTGTTGCACCCATACTCTTCAATAGAGTACCGGTAGCAGCAGTCATTTTCTGTGCTTCAAATGTTGACATACCATAGTTAGCTACTAGATTTTCAATCTCTTTGTTTGCTTCGACTATAGAACCGGTAAAGACTTTATTGAATCTATTTGCGCTATTCTCTGCGTCTGCTGCCATGACTACAGCGGCAGTACCCAAAGCAATTATAGGCAGTGTTAGATTTTTAGTCATTTTATCGCCAACGTCTTTACATGTGTCAGCAACTTTAGTCAGCGCTTTATCTAAATCAGCGGCTTTTGTTTCTGAATCTTTTAATTTGGCTATGAAATCTTTTGTTTCAATACCTAATTCATAGAAAAGTGTACCCAGGCTTGTCGACATATTTTACCTACTCTTTAGTTTATTTAGACGCTGAATGAAATCGACATATGCTGTATCACTTACAGATTTTTTGTCTCTATCACATACAGCTTCTAGAAAATTGGTGTTTATCTGTTCTTTTGTAATACCGTCGTATATTCTTACAACTCTATCAATTGGAATTTGATTCAAGTATTCTAATAAATCGTCCCAAGAATATCTCCATAATAAGTCTTCCCTAGATATGGCATATTCTCTTTGAACTACTGATATTACTTTATTGAAATTTGTTTTCCAGCCAGGAATTGAGTTATTGGAAACTATTTTTTTTTAATGTCAAAATCGGACGGTATATCCATAATCAGTCTGATCATAATATCTTTTTCTTCTGATAGCAGATTCTCTAAATAGCTTTCTTCTTTTTGAATATTATTTGCTCTTAAAGACGCAATAATTATCGAATGACTCTTTATTTTATATTGATCGATCAATTCAGAATAATCATATATCGCTTGCTTGTCAGCGTCTGTTACATTAGAAGCCTTCTTCGCAGACTCAATCATAGCTACATAAGATTTATATCCCTCAAATACTTTCATTTGAACTTCGACATATTCTTTATATAGCTTGTCTATGATACTTGGCTTCCAAGTAAAGTCTAATTTGTCGCCATTGCTAGCTATATAATACTTTTTTTCTTTCTCAGTAAATATTTTACTGTCTGAAAACTTATACTCCATTATTATTTTCTCCTTGAAATGGGGCCCTTGTTAGAGCCCCATTTTTATTATTCTGTTATAGTCACACTGTATAACTGATGTCCAACAGCCTTGCTAGTGTCACACTTAGCAACGAATGTAAGATCAATTGTTGCAGGTTCTGCACTATTTTCTGGGCTGAATCCATGTCCTAAATTACCAGAAGGATAGCACTTATGGAATACATAAGTAACTGCATTTCCAGTTGAGTCAATTGTTTCGAATTGAATTTCTAAAGGAGTGATAGTCTTGACTCCACCGGTTGCCAATACTTTGGTTGCAGCAGGAGTGTGTGCATATGTAATAGTCAATATTTGACTTTCTGTTGTGACGTCTGTCGTATCTTTTACATATATACCCCAGCCAACTTCAGGTAGTTTCATCTGAAAGTAATCAGTGTCAGCAACCAAAGCTCCGTCAACACTGCCAACTACAGAGGCAATTGTCTGTTTTGATCCGTCTCCATTTTGACCTGATATCAATATGAAATTGTCAAATGTCCAAGTACCACTTAATACATTCTGAACTGTAGAAGGTACAGCAGAACCAGCAGTAGTTGAATATGAATATAGTCCTCCACTTATTGCACTCAGGAATGGTAGATCAAGCACTCTTCCGGTTGATACTGATATTTCTGCAGTTTCCTTAGAAACCTGATCCATCACGTCACCAACATCGTCGAATTGTACTGTACTTACTTCAGTTGTCTTTGCATATGTAGCACCATTAGCAAATACTGCAGCAGTAAAAGCAGCACTAGACCCATAAGGTCTGTAACCAAAGACACCAGGATTGCTCAAAAGAGCAAGCTTGTCTGTGTCTGTAAAGGTATTATAGCTCATAATTATCTCCTTATTATACTATTTTTGCGTTTATGAATATTGGTATATGACACAATGTGCCATCATCTTCATATATAAGACTACCAATACTTTCAATGAATATTACAGCGTCGCTCGCGCCGAATTTTCCATATATGCCTCTCAATGCTGCCAATACTGATTCTACCCATTCATTACAGATATCTAAATCTTCATTTCTTATCGATATCTGCAAATTCTTCAACTCCACTAAATAATAATTATTTGCAATCGTGCCAGTATTCATTATGTTTATACCATTTCTCTGTGCTCGAGCGCCTACAACACATGATATTCCAGTTTGCTCTTCTAAATATGACGCCATATATGTTTCAATCATTCTTTTAGCTCCGCTTCCATAATCAAACGTATCTCATCAATCTTCTGATATATACTATTTCTCATAAATGGATTCGCTGTCTGGAAAATTGTCCCCAATTCAACAAACTCAGCATAATCAGCAGTATTATACAACGTCAATATTTTGTCTCTGACGTCATAATTATTTCTAGACTGTAAATTACCTGTTCTTACTGGTGTGTTTCCGATTATAGTATTCTTCAACATTCTTCCCACTTTGTCTAGGCCTCTATTTACGTCTGCTTCATTTTGACTGAAGAATTCATCTACTTTAGATATGAACATGCTATCTCCTTATGGTGGGGTTTGACACCAGGATTAACATCTCTTACAACATATGATTGATCTCCGACTACTAATAAATCACCAGTTGCAGCATCAACAACAGTATCACAATACATTTTGTAGTCAGCATAAACGGTCTCTTTGTCATTTGAAAATAACAATTGGTGCTGCAAATGCACTAATGCACCAGTATATTCATCAGACGTCACATACTCTTTTTTCACTGTCTTTGTGGGACTAACTACACTTGTCATTTTTTTTATGACAAATTTAGAAGTATAAAAGTTTTTCAACATTATAATGCCCTCACAAACTTCTTTATTCCTGCCACTATGTCTGACGGGAAACCGTTTATAGTCTTACTGAAGTTATATGTAACTGCATATGAAGTCAATGATTCTGATTTAATGGCTGCTGCACCGGGTGAGGTTGCTAATTTCCAGCCAATCATCTCAGACACAACGATATCTGCACCAACAGGATATACTACTGTTGAATCAACTATGTCCCATGGAGCATTTCTTATCTCTAAGTATTTCTGCTCACAATACGGTATAAGTCGACCAATAGCGACATCTGATGCTTCATCAGTTATCTTCAAATATTCTTTTACATCACCCAGTGTAGTTATTGCCATATAATTCTCCTATAGGTTACTCACTATCAGCAGCAACCCAGATGTCCACAAACTCTTCTTCGAAAAGAACGTCTGCACCAAAAGTATAAAGACCTCTGACTGCATCAGCGAAAGCATTCTGTAGTCTGAGCGATTCAACTGTGTTGATCTGACTAACGAAAGGAACTGCTCTATTACTCATAGCCAACATGTGTCCTGCTGTCAATTGATTGGATACATAAACCTTAAATCCAAATACCTGTCCAATATATCCATTAAGATATACTTCGTCACCAACACCAGTCTGTCTGGTAAGACCAGCTAATACCATCTTCTGCTTGAACCATGGAGCTACGACAAGGAATCTATCCATGGATCCAACGTTGTGTTCATCAAAATACATCTGAACATCGAGAATAACCTGCTCTACATTCTTGCTATTTACGTCAAGAGCGCCTGGAGTTGGTGTAGCACCATCATTGATCTGATAACCGGCCTTTGCATACTGAGCGAATATGTATTTGTCTGCTTCAAGAGCGAGAGCCATACCAGCTTGCTTGATAGCCTGGTCTTTTACGTTGACAGAAGACTGAGCCTTGTCAATGTCTTCTACTTTAAATGTGAATACCTTTTTCTGATCGATTGCAATATCAATTGCGTCATCAGTTAAATCACCATAGGTCAATTGTCCTGATGTATAGTTACCTACAGATGGCGTAGATATACTTGATACTCTTATAAGATTTGCACCAGCAGCATCAGCCTGATACTGACCGTTTGCGATAGTTGATAGAATGCTAGCTTCTTGAGCGACTGCCTCTACGATGCCAGCCCACTTTTGCGCCTGGATTTTAGTTAATGCCATAATTAATTCTCCTTTATTTCTTTCTTAATTGAGCCTTGGTATAATTTGCCCATTCCTCTTTCGAAGCATTGGGTCCAGGCTCTCCTGTTGATCCAGCCTTTACTGGTCCGTCTTGCGGTACGGTATTAGTATGACCTTTCAATACTTCGTCTCTAATCTTTTGAGATACTTTTGAAAATGAATCCAAGAAAGCGGTTGCTTTTTGATTTGATTGATCTTCGTCTAAGTCGGCCAAGTAATCAGCAAACTCAGCTGGAAGACCAGCATCAGCCAATTGTTTCGCAATTTTGTTTTTATTGTTTCCAAGTTTCTCATTATTGTCTTTTTCAGCCAATTTCTTCTCAAGTTCCTGTATGCGTTGCATTTCAGGTGTCAGAGAAGGATTCATACTTTCTTGAAGTTTCTTCTTTTCAGCATCTACGAGAGTTGGTAGAGTCTTTTCTTTGAATGTCTGTATAGAAGCACTGACCTTTCTGTCAAACTCCTTCTGAACATCAGGCATTTTTAGGATATCCTCTATTCCTGGCACACGAACTAATGAAGTGATAAATGATTTTACTTCTTCACTCTCTGCATTCTCGTCAATAAACGCTTTAATCTCTTCAATCGTCATTTTGTTTTCTCCTTATTGTAGTCCAATAGTCCTACTAAGTAGTCTATATTATCTTTATCTCACCATTCAATTAGTGGGATTATTTACGTTTTCTTAAAATAATTTTGCATCTACAGTTGATATTTTGACCTACGTCATATCCGCTGCCGGGATAATTCAACGATTCTCCCCAGGTTGTTGTGAATAATCCAGTTACAGGATCAGCTATTTGTCCATTCATTTCCCTATGATCCTCTCTGGTTCTATCGTCCATTTCACTTACCCATACTTTGTCATACTCCGCTTTTACTTCAGGTGTTTCATAATACATTTGCACGCTTGTATTCTTTAATTTTTGTGTCTCATTTCTTGCAATCAACTGTGCCTGTCTCTTTGCCATACCAACTCTATTCATTAATTCTTCCTGTACTTGTGATTCAGTCTTGTCTCCATATATACCTGAAGTAACTATACGTTTTATTGAATTGATTTGTTTCTTGGTAAAACCAGAAGTCCAAACAGGATCACCTGTGAAAGTGCTAACTCCTACTATTCGATTCATTACGTCTTTATTGAATTTATATGGAACTTTATAAAAGTTTGATAAACGAATTACTTCCTTTTCTACCAGCTTCTTGTTCAATACTTGATTTGAATTGAAAAATGATTTCCAAAGCTCATTTCCAACTGTATTTATATAATTATCTAAAGACGGATCTTTCTTGATATACATAGCAAATACCTGAGATATATAGATTTTGAATGAAGATAAAAATGTCATTTCACTACCTCTTTTAACTTCTTGCAATATGATTCCATATCAACTGGATTCTTAGTACGAGACAATAGACGTTCTATTAGCCGATGGTCAGACTTACAAACAACTGCAAATTTATCAGGCTGCAGGTCGTCGTAGTTTCTCTCGTCTTTATGGTGAAGATTCAATCCCTTCTTATGTATAGTCCCACATATCTCACATGTAAAGCACCTTGAAGCAATCATGTTTTCTCTGAACTCCTTCCATATTTTAGTTTTACGGAAGGAAGTTTTTTCTACACTTGTCATACTATAAACTATGCTAAATTATCCATTGGAGAAGGCTGCTGATTATCCATTACTGGTAGAGTCATATCCTGTTCTGGTTTCCCTGCAAACAAATCCACATTCTGCTGTTTCTCCCACTCTTCAGCAAGGGTATCAATTTCTGTTGCTTCGATCAAATCAGATAGTGAATATGCTTTCTTCACTGGGAGTACTTGTAACAACTTCTGGAGAGCCGTAGCCGAAGTATCTAAATCTACTGGGAATGATCTTGCAAAGAAGATCGATATATCATTAGAATCGAATGGAATACCAGCGAGATTACACCACTCTTCAATCAAATCATATTGTATATCTAATGCTTTCTTGATAAATGTCTCAGTAGTCTGTGCATCAGTTTCCATGCGCATCATACATGCCTTTACTGTGAAGACTCTAGCTTGAGCAGCGTCAGTAAGTTCTCTAAGATCAACACCATGTGATTGTTCATATATCTGAGTTCTTAATCTGTTCAATTGGTGTTCAACAACTTGATCGTCCAGTTTCTTCTCTAAGAAAGAAGCG